TCTCATCTGCTGCATTGTACATAGCTTGTGCTTCTTTTTTAGCTAAGGTAGATACAATGTTAGCAACGTCAGGATACTTTTCTTTCCACGCTTCTAGTTCTTCCTCTGTAGTAGGAGCAGCAAAAGAAGCAGGGTCGTTTACTTTAGCTTCTAAAGTTTTAACTTGTTCAACCAATTTGTTTTGGTGTCTACGAAGATCATCGTACCGTTTTTTGTACGTCTTCTCTTCTCGTGTTAAGTCTTTGTCTTCATCGACTGCAGCTTCTTTAGGAGCTTCTTCAGCAACGACAACTTCTTGCTCTTGCTCTTGTTCTTTATCTTCTTGTCGAGATTGCATAAGCTCTTCTATTTCTTTTTCTTCTTTGTCTGCTCTGCGTCTGTTTGCATTTGAGTGCGAACTGTCTACAAAGCCAGCTACTTTAGGGGATTCCATTACGTTAAGTTCGGGCATTCTATATTCCTTTATGTTGGGGCCAGCATCACCGGGTCGCCTTATCGTTGATTAGTATTTTTTAGTCTTTTTCTTTTTAGGTTTCTTTACTATTCCACCTTTGTTCATAAATCCACCACCTGCTGTATTTTCAAAAGATGGTGTAGTATTACCTACATTTGGACCACTAGTAACTTCATTGTTATTTTCATTGTTGTTATTGTTGTTATTAGAATTATTATTATTAGATCCACCAGTTGTGTTACTATTGTTATTGTCATTATTGTCGTTTGTTATATTACCAGAACTATCTACATTTGGACCAGAACCACCAAACTCACCTAATGTTTCACCTCCAGAATCACCATCTACACCACCTGATCCTGTAACTCCAAAACGATAGTCTATATCGTCTATTTTAAAATCATCTTCGCTTCCATATTTATTATCTTCAACTTCAAATTTCTTTTCTGTAAGATTTAATGCATCGGTCATTGCTTTTGTTGTTGCTTTTTCACTACCAAATTGTTTTTCAAGTTGCTCTTTAGTTGCAAGACCAAACCAATTTTCACTCATATATTTGCCAGCTTTTTTTCCTAATGCATTTTTAATAGAAGGTTGTTTAAATATACCTGCTTTAGCTATGGCTTCTTTTCTTTGTTTAGCACTTAAGTCTGCGTTAGTCCATACATTTTGTAATAGTTGTGCAGCATTTCGTTCAGCATCCGAAAGACTTGTATCTGCTATTGTTTTAGCTAAAGCTTTAGATATATCATTACGATAATCTGTAGCTAATTTACCTGTAACTGCACCTGTAATACCGGGAATCATTTCAAGTAAACTTCCTCCCCCTTTACTAGATTCAGCTATTAATTGTCCTAACTGACTTATGCTTGCTTCACTAGGATGAGGACGAGTAGTTGTATCAGGATCTTGTATATCATCCTGTCTCAGTTTTTCTTTATACGCAGCTAACTCTGGGCTACCTTGTATAAAATATCCATTACTTAATAGTTGATTGTATGCATTAGCATCAACAGGATTACCACCCATAAATTGTACTACTTGTATTTCTCCTGTAGCAGGATTAACCATAGTTACAAAACTAATGCCTGACTCAGGACTAGGAGTTACTGGCATAGTAGTTGGTGGTAGATTAGGATCAGGTGTAACATTAGGATTGTAAGGAGAGAAAAAACTAGCTCCTACGGTAGAAAACGGAGAAGGGTTAAATGGAGTAGGATTTTCTAAATCTACATCTTTTGGAACAGTGCCACCATTAGCGTAACCTCTTACATATCCACCCTCATTCATTAAACCTTGAAGCATCTGCATTTCTTCGTCAGATACATCAGGTTGTATTTCTGCCATTTGATCTTGCATAGGCATATCGGAAGGCACAGGCTCTCCACCTATTCTACCGTTAGCTTCCATTGCACCTAAGCCTTGCATAGCTTGTGTACGTAGATCTTCAAAGAACTTAACGCCAAAGAATCTAACTACGTTAGCTGGAACTACATATTCACCATCACTAAGTTTAGCTTCTACATCATCTCGTACTTCGTTCGCCATACTTCCGGGTGGTATTTCGTTTCCACTTATAGGGTCTCTAGACAGTCCGTCATCGTCTAGTCCACCTACAGCAAACATCTCCATTTGTTGTTCCATTGGCATTGTGTCGCCTCCTTTAGCGTATCCTAAATCTTCGTTTGCTATTCCTGATAAATAATCTTCAGCTATTGAATCAAGAGTGTTTGAGTATGCATTAGATACAAATCCAATATTTGTAGTACCTGCATTAAAATCATCTCTACTTGATAACTTGTGCATTAAAGCTTCTTCTTTATTTATATCAGGTATTTTTTCGTCTGCTAATTGTAGTTCATCAAAAAGTTTTTTATCAATGCGGCCTTCATCTAATAAAACTCTTAAGCCGTAATGTCCAAGTTCGTGTCCTGTAAGTGTTTTTTGTTTTTTAGGATCTAAACTTGATAATTTTACTCTTACTATAGCACTGTTATTTTTTTCTTCTTCAGAATATTGTTGAAAGTCTTCAGGTTTACCGGGAAAAATATATCCTTTATTAGGAATAGGTACGCCTTTTAGTTTATAGTAAAGATCTTTACTTGTATCATCATCATCTACATTTTGAAGTACTTTAGAAATATCCCCTTTTGTATTTTGCATAATAGATTTTAATGCAACTCTAGCTAGTGGGTTTTTTTCTAAATAAGTTTCTGTTTCTGCTTGATATTCTATATCATTAAAAGTAGGATAATCTCCTTCTTTATAATCTCTATTACTGTAATCATCTTTTGTTGTAATAACCATTAATACAAACCTTTAGGATCGCTATTAAATTCATCACGCATATACTTTAACCTTCTAAGTGCAGCTATCTCGCCTTGCGCTCTGTATATCTTTTCTACGTCTGCTTCTTGTTCTAATCTTTTATGTACTAAAGTAATAGTCTCATCTAAGTACTCTAAGAAAGAATCCCATACAGGTTTTGTGTTTACTATTTGTTTTAACTCTCTCATAGATTACTGTACGTTTCCACTAAAGCCTTGCTCACCCGGAGTTGGTACTGTACCTGTACCTATAGTTCCACCACCTGATCCTGTTGGGTCTTGAGCTTGCGCTCCAGCAGGAGGCTGTTGTGATGGGGGCGGTCCACTTGGTCCACCAGTAGGTGGAGCTACAGGAGGCGCACCTTGTGGTGATGCCGCTGCTTCAGGAGCAGGGTCAGGGTTTTCTTCTTTAAACTTCTTAAACATCTCAGCTTGTATTGCTGCATCACCTAACGAGTTTGTAACTTTGTCAGGATCTAAGTCCATACTCTTAGCTATCTCTCTAATGATAAAGTCCATCTTAGCAAATGGTGCAAGCACAGGGTTCTGCACTACACCTAAGAATTGCATTAATCGTTGGCTACGTACTTCATTAGCCATTAGACTTTCTGTACCACTAGCTTTAACTTCTAAGTCACCTTTAATTTCTGAATCAAAGTCAAACTGCATATTAAAACTAAAGAATGCTCGTCCCATAGGTGCTAATAAATAATCGTCAACATTTTTAACTACTGTTCTGATGCTACCATTTGCCGCACCCATAAGCATAGATATACCTGATGCAGTTCGTCCTACACCTTGTATGCCTGTTTGTCCGTGAGCAAAGCTAGGAAAGCCTGTGCTTTCATCAGCTAGTACACGAGCTTTATCAAATAGCTGCATGTTTTCTTGGGCTACGTTAGGAAACTTAGTACCAAAAATACCTTGCCCCGGTGCGCCACCTTGTCTACGGAATACTTTACCGGGATACACACTCATGTCTTGACCGGGAACTAAGTTAGTCTCGTCAACTTCTATAAGTAAGTTACCACTAAGTACAGCATTATCTACAGCCATACGCATAAACCCATTCATTAGTGTCTGGGTATCGTCCATGTTTTCTGCAATACCTACACCAAAGAACGAGTAAGGGTTTATCTCGTAAGGTACAGCGTAGTAAGGTATTACTGCAGGTTTAAATGGATTCATAACTAAACGTAGTACTTGTCCATTACATATCCAGATGTTTACACTTACTTCATCGTGATCTTTTAATTCTTTAGGTACATCTATATCGTGATCTTTTAATACGTCTGTGTCAACGTAGCCCCAAAACTCTTGTACATTATAACGCTCTGCAGAACTTTGCTGTGCGTCATCTTCCATTTCTTGTTCCCACCATTTCTTTTCGTAGGACTCGCCTAACTCAATAGCGTTGTTAATAGCGTTAGATCTAAAGAAGGGTCGTTTCTTTAATGCTCTCATTTGTGAGCGAGACATCTTGTGTCTTTCTAAACAGTACTCTGCCTCATCCATGTTAGCGGCATCAGGGTCAGGATAAAAGTTCCACACTGAAACGTAGTTAGTAGACGGCACAGTTTTTACTACAGGCTCGTAGCTACCTTCGTCATCCCAATTAGGATACTCTTTGTTTATTGCTAATGGACCTTTCATAATACCTGTACCAAATAAAGCTAATTCAAATGCAGCTAAACGTAATTGTTTATTAGCATTTGATTCTTCTAGTTGGTCATGTATTTTCTTTTCCATCTTTTTAGCTGCAACCATTGCAGGATGAAATGTAACACCACTTGCAGAAACTGCTTTATTTTCTATTAGTAAATCTGCAACTGTATCTAGTCTAGTTTCTAGTGGTCCTAGTCTTTCTCTAAGACTATCTAAAGTATCACCGGGTTCTAATTTATTATCAGGACTAAATAAAGGTTTACGTTTTACAGGATCATCTTTAGCAAATGCTGCCTGTGACTGCTCAGTTATTTTTTGTCCTTGAGGATCTGTTTCAAAAGAAACTGTTTCAGCTACACCTTCAGGTAAACGACTAGGGTTTACTGACAGTGGAAAATTACTATTACCAAATAACACATCAACAATTTGTCCGTATGCTGCAAGAGTTTTAGTCTTAGTAACTTTAACAAACACTCTAGATCTTTCAGCCTCAGTAAATTTTACATCTGCAGAGTATAAACCTCTATAGTTTCGGTATGCACTCATCCATCTTTGTTCATCTACATATCTAGCATCTTCAGCTTTTTTAAATCGTTGTTCAACTAATTGAACTATACTACCTGATTCAGGATCATCTGAATTATCTGTATCTTTAATATCCTCTAGAGAAGAAGATGCATCAGTTTCCATAAAGTTGTTTTCATCTGCCATAAGTGTTAGTATCCAAATGTAGGATCAGAAGCTTGAAAGCCTGATCGGTGTGTTGCTGGGTTAAAGTCCCATATTGAACTACGAGGTCTTGTCATTATACCATATCGTAAAGCGTCATACAAGTGGTCTTCTGATTTAGTATCTACATCCTCTGAGTTATTTTTATCTAGCGGTAACGCAGGTAATTGTGATATTGTATTTATACAGGTAGACATGAATACAAGGCGAGGTTCGTCTGTAAACTCATCTACCTGCAGGCGTCTATGTAGCTCGTTCTTACCTGCCACTCGTGAGCCTCTAGAGCGATCCGAAGGTCGCCAACGGCAACCCTTCATATTCATCTGCTCTGCAAGGCTTGGACCTGTATCACCTCTCTTATGCCAAAGGGAGCTATCCAAGACACCGTATCGAATTGTTCCGTCTTCTTGTTCAGCATCTAAGATCATATCTGCCAAGTCTGTAGCTGTAACTTTAGAACAATATAATTCTCTGTATACAATTAATTGATCGCTAGGAGAAACTGCAAGCCAAAGTACACCTGTATGACTCCCGTACCCGTAGTCGCAAGCTCTAAATCTAGACCAGCTTTGAGGTATCTTAAAAGGATCAACTACATGTATCTTTCTATTAAACTCAGGAAATGCTGCTCCTTCATTAACATCCCAGTTACCATCTAGTAATTGTTTCTTTTGATGTTCAGGAAGCGAAAGAAGCATTGCTTCATAGTCTCCACCTTCAGCAAGATAAGGATTGTCAAATAAACTTGCAGGTATAAACCTACGTTTAAATAAAGGTTCACCTTCTTTAGTGTGACCTTTAGGAAATGTAATAGTGTCTCCTGTTTCAATATTAGTAGCCCAAAATGGTTCTCGTGAAGGGGATGGATCAATAAACATTTTCTTAACCCATTGATGTCCTGCACCTCCGGGGTTTGTAGTAGCTCTCATATACAAGCCTAACTCTTTAGCGTAGGCACTACGTAAACGAGATCTCATGTAGTCCCAAGCGTAAGGAGAACTCCACTGTGTTAACTCGTCAAAACCTATCCAGTTAAACGCCTGTCCTTGGTAGCGTGTAACATCCATATCTTTATCTAGGTATGACATCCAAAGTCTACCACCTCTAGGTGAAATCCATTGGCTCTTTCGTTCTGACCATTTAATCCCCGGTATAGCACGAGGATATAACTCTTGGCTTTTCTGTATTAATTCTCGTAGTTCTTCTGTAGTGTGTCGTACTAGTAGTCCACTGAAGTTTCCACTATTTAATCCGTGTAGTGGGTCAGCCAACATAGCGTAAGATTTACCACCACCTGCTGCGCCACCGTAAAGTACTTCTCTTTCAGACGAAGACAAGAAGTCTGTCTGTGGTCCTTCATTAGGTTTAAAGACTACATCCTGAGCTTCTTGTACGTCATATGCTGGTGCTACAGATTGAGCAGGTACAGCGTCAACTTTTTCTTTAGGTGGAGTAAGTTCCAACTTTTTGCGTTTCGAGGTTCTCGATTTCTTGGAGCGTTTGGGCAAGTCGTTGGGCAAGCTTACGTTTAATAGTAATTGTTTTTTTACGTTTTCGCTCAATGTCAATTCTTTTCTTTAATCCCGTATGGGATAGGCTTCTACCAGTTTGTCTAGTTAACCACTGCGCTACTTCTCTGTAACTGTATTGCAGTAAATGTTTTTTAGCTACTTCTAAAGCTTCTAGTTCATCTCGTATAGGTTCTAACAACCTGTCATTATCTTTATTAACTTCATACCCGAAAGGTACAGTAGTAAGAGATACTCTGGCAATAGTGTGCCATTGTTTTTCTTTTCCTCTTTTAGGTTTAGGTAATTCCCAATACCCTAAGTCTTCATGTTTTATTCGTTCTTACCTTCTTTAGCTGGTAAAATAAATACACCACCACTAGATGAATTAACATCTACACGTTCAACTTTACCAAAACCACCTCTGTCTAACAGGTCTTTAGCTGCAGACATCTTATCTCGTATACCTAACTCAGTAGGATCATCTAATGCTTTAGCCATAGCTACTGCAGCTTTGGGTGCTATCTGAACTAAGTATTCAGTTGTTGCACTCATTATCTCATCTTTTAAAGAATCTCTTACAGCTTTAGTAGGAGTGTTCTCACTATACCCTGCAAGTTTTTTTGCTAAGGCATGATTACCACCAGCTTCATCAAACAAGACTTCTAAGAATTTAGTTTGATTATCCGTTAATACTCGTGTCATTTTTTGTGAACTTTCTGTACTTCAAAGGAGGCTTTTTTTACTGCACCAGCGTGAGGCTTATACTCACCCTTCATTAGCTTGTAACCTTTACCTGACTTCATCCAGTGAAATCCTTTGGGTGCATCTACTGTTTTGTTTGCCATGTTAGTGTTCTGCCATTTCTAATGCTGTTTCTAATGTCTCATTATTTCTACGAGTCCAACCTTTACCAAATGTTTTAAAGGTAGAAAGACTTTCGTAAAAGCTCTGACGAGTAGAGTGCATTTTAACTATAATGTCTTTAGGCTCAAAGTTTGCAACAGCTTTAAGTGTCATAGGGCCAATACCACCATCAGCAGTAACACCCACAATCCTTTGTAAGGCTTTTGTTGAACGGCCCACTCCACTATTAACGCCCCAATCAAATACAGACCAATCAACTCCACTAGGTAGACCATCACATCTCCCCCTGTCCCAATAG